CCTTTCCATCCATAACCAGTTACAGAGGCAGGTAATGGGGACAGTGATTCAACTGAAAGTGTAGCTAAATCACCCTTACAGAATAAAGGTATCTCTGTTACACCAACTTCGTTGATGGGGTTAGAGTCGGAGATATAGACATCACACTTCTTAGCTTCTAGATCGATGTATTTATCTTCATAGCCTAGGCGTTGTAGTTTAGCCAGGTATCTACCAGAGAGATACATATACATCTGTACATTCTCAATAACAGGTACGTTATTGCGATCAGCTTCTTTGTCCTTATTTATGACATAGAAAGAAGGAAGCTCTACAACCATTGGGTATTGGAGACCACAGAAGAATTGTCCAGCAGCATCATCCTTCCTAACAATAAATGAACCATCATTATTTAATTGGTGTGTCTGATAATAGGTAGAATCACCAGCATCACCAAAGATTATAGTAATAGGTAGGTTTACACCATTGATAGATTGCTGTACAAGTTCAGAAGGAATAGTTATCCTTGTCTCCTCATCATTAATATCTACTTTGGTCACCCTATCCTTTCTAATAAGACAATCCAAGCGTGGTGTAAAATCTCTACCTGCTGCTGATATAGAAGAAGTTCCTGGTTTATCCAGGACATCCATAACACAAAGGAAAAAGGTGTCAGTGTTAGGGTTATACTGAACAATATAAGCTCTATCTTGGAAATAGGCTAGGTGTCGTACATCATGACTAAACCGCCATCTAGTCCACCCTGACATAGACCTTTCATTACCTACATTAAAGAAGGAAAAGTTATAAACATCGACATCACCTGTACCAAAGAAGACTTGGTTATTATTAGTATTACTAGCAGACCATCGGATATCAGGTGGGATATACTCAGGAATAATTCTAGTAAGCTCAGCAACCTGGGGCCTAGTGGCATCAACATTAGGAATAGCCATCTCGAAGACCTTGCTGTATGTAGCCGACGAAGTATGGAACATCAACGAGATACCAGTCTCTAGAGGTTCAATATTAGACGTGTAGGCGTAATCAGCGATCTTATTGATTTTGACTGTAGATGGACCAAAGGCCACATCCTGCGTTGACATCATGAACTGAGCATTCTCAGCAAATAACAGACACCCTCGGGGGACTGAGACTGCTGCCTTTAGGAAGGACGGACGTTCAGAAGCGGCGGCCATATCAATGGGGTCAGCATCGCTTACAGCAATGGCTGAGCCAACAAAGAAGTTAAAGTAATCACCGGGTTGACTCATGATCACCTTATCCTCAGAAAGGAATCCAAGGCGATTCATAAAGAAGAACATATTATTAATACCTCTTCCTACAAAAGAAGGTTCGGGATTAGATTCTGTGTCTCCTACTTGCCTACTTGCCCAACAGTTCTCCTCATCAAATGAGGGGGATAGGGGTCTTACAGTAAAGGTTCCATCCGCATTACGGATCATAACCTGTGGTAAAGAGTTAGGATCAATATCTGTAGGAATACCAGGCTTAACGGTTTCGTCCCATGAACCTTGTCCAGGGATATCACCTTCAGCAGTTGTAAACCTCACATAATAATCGTCAGCCTGACTATCAGCACTGTTGCGTACAAGCAGAACTACACCATCTTTACCTTGTATAGGTAATAGGGATACATCATTAACAGCACCTTTGAGGGCATACATAGCCTTCTCAGTAGAACCACCAATAGCTTGTAAGTTAAACTTCCTATCATCGGTCCTTCGTATGTAAATAACATTACCTATAGGCTCTGCATCAAAGTTAGTTAAAGCATTTATCTGTGTAGTAAGAGCACCAACGATATCTCCAATATCTAAAGTACCTCCTGCACTAACGTCTCCAGGGGTAGTATAATTAACACTGGCTTCAGATTCAAATCCATAACCAAAGGTTTCCGTCTCAACCTTAACGGTATATTCTCTACCGTTCATTTGAACAGTTACACTGTCTCGCTTACGCCAGTCAGTACCACCATTCTTTAACTTTACAGAAGTACGATATACAGACTTATATTCATAGGAGACCGTATCATCAGGTGTCCTAATTGCAGATACTTCTAAGACTAATCTACCATTACTATCCGGCCTACTTAGCGTTACAGCCATACCTTCTCTCCAATTAACATCCTGATCGTAGCCAGCTACACTAGCTTTACTAAAATCCCAATCACCATCATTCTCTGGGTTGTTCTGTCTATCATATTCAATACCAGATGCTCGGCATTCAACAGTAACAGTCAGCTCATCCTCACCATTAGTCCTTGTAGCTGTATCAGTAATATAAAGATAGGAGCCATTACCATATTGGGAAGCGACACCTAGATACCGATTGACAAAGGTAGTGAAGTTTGAAGTACCCTCAACTCTTTTATACACAAGTGCTGTAGGATATGAATTATTACCCTCGGTTACAGGGAATTGAGTGGGCTGACAAATAGTAGTCAGCTCAAATGCTAGTCCGGTTTGGCCATCATCACCATTCTCAACGAAGCTCTGAGTACCAGCTAAATTACAAGCACCTTGATCAAGCTCAGTAAACGTAGCTGGACTAACTGAAAGGGATGAAGCAGAGTAAACTTTTACAGGCGTAGCCTCTTCCCCATCCTTTAAGAAGTTAATGGTATAAGAAGTGTTGTAGGCAATCTGATTAACTACTACTAAAGCTTCATCATCTTTCTCTGCACCATCTGCTGTATCCATGGTTACATTCTTATTTGGATTTGTAATAAGAGTGTAATCAGCAATAGTAAGTAATTTGTAGTCGTTAGGATTTACTGCATCTAGATAAGGTCCAGACTCGGCATTTATACTTACAGAGCGTTCAACACCAGTAGCACAATCCCAAACACGGATACGTGTACCACCTTCACGGTAAATGCAAGCTACATACTTTTCAACTGAGTCTCTAAAGATATCAAACCATTTAACGTTATCAATTCCTCCTGGAATGTCAGAGGCTAGTGTTGTCAGATACTTAGATGGTGGCCTTTTCTCACAGCCAAAGGTGGGGTTAAGCTGTACGTTAACAGCATCCCTAACTTGGCCTGGTAATTTATTTGGGTCAGGTTGTTGACTAATACCACCTAACAGTGTAGTTGTTGCTTGGGATACTGCTGCCATTATTAGAAACGATAAAGAGCTTGGACTGGTCGGTAAGACTTATATTGAGTGAGGTTATTACTATCAGAGAATATGTTGTAATCACCCTGTTGGGTGTCATATTCCAAAGCACCTGCACGGGCTTGGACCTCTTCCTGAGCACCAAACCTAACGGCCTCAGAAGAGCCTACAGTGCGTCCTGCAAATACATTAGCAGCACGTATAGTGATATAAGACTTGAAAGCTTCAGGGAGATCCTCGAAGGGCTCAAGCCATACAATGTCTAGCTCAATCTTACCTGTAAATTCAAAGGTGTGGTTAGTACGATCATATAGTTTACCCTGTCTCTGAATTACAAACTTATCAGCGTTGGGCTGTAAGTCCATACTCAAGACATTATTAGGGATCATCACATGACCATCACGTTCAGGGATTAGGGGGTAGCAATACTCAGTATTAAATACCCAACCCTCTGCCTGTACTGTTCTATCAATCTCATCTAATATGAGGGTTGCTGTTTCTACAAGAGGGTTACCTGTATCTAGTGCTGTTACAGGTGCTTGTCCAATGTTGGATAGGATAATGTTTACTGAGTCTAATTTAGTTGTCTTAGAAGCCATTTATTTCTAGGGGAATGAGAAGCCCCGTAGGCCCCGGAGGGCCTGGGGTTTGATTATCAAACGTTGCGGAAAGCACCAGCAACAGAAGTGCGCAGTGAAGCGGCACCCATTGCGAGCTTGCCAACGATCAGGTCGCCCTGATACTGAACATGGAAATCACCCGAGGTGGTTTCGATGCTTGGAGCAACAGCTTCAACAACACCGGCTGCTTCCTTATGGAAGATCAGACCACATGCGTTAGTGAAGTCACCGTTATAGGTGTTGTTCTCACCGGTCACAGCAGCAACAGAACCAGACAAGAAAGGCAGGTTGTTGGACTTGTAGATACGGATACCAGCGATAGAGTAAAGACCCTTGCCGCTATTCATATCACCCTGGCTGTTGCCAAGGTCACGGTTAAGAATGTTGGTGTCTACAGAAGACACAAGGCTGTAATACTGTCGTGGAGACATTACACAGACACGACCATCAGCAGGAGCAGCACGCTCATCAAGCACAGCAGCAGCTTCAAAGAAACCGTCTACAAGAGCTTGTGCGTCGAACTCATTACCTGCACCAATGTTCACTTGGAATCCACCGGGCTCGCCTGTTACGACGGATGCCTCAGAAGATGCAAGATCAAGAACACGGAAGATGCGTTCGTCATAGTGCTTAGCCATAGCTTCGCCGATCTGCTTCGAGATCTCGCTACGCTGGCTGTACTGAGAAAGAACCTCATCGAGGTCATAGACAAACTGACTAGAGATCAGAAGATCATCCATCAAGATTGTCTTTTCGTTTGCCTTCAGTGCGGCATCTCCGAGGATGGGTTCACCTGGTGTGTGATACCCAGCTCCGAGCTTACCAGTCATCAGGAACTGCTTGGACTTACCACCACGAAGGGAGTAAGAACGGACAAGTCCTTTAGCGATTGAGGCATTATTGAAAGCGGTAAACACTTCCCCACTAAAGAGTTTAAGTGCGGTAGCGTACTTAGTTGCGTACGTGTTACCTTGATTACCGTTTACGGCATTAGGCCGTGAAAGTTCGTAAATAGTTGGAGGAGTTCCAGCCATGATAATAAATAATAGGGTTGTTTATAAGTTGCGAATCGATTCTAGTTTTGATTGTTTAAAGGGCCACAATCTAGGCGCTAGCACCTAAAGAGTTATCCTGCGTACAGGGCTCGATAGGCAAATAGGTAGGGAAGGGCTTGCACCTCCATGTCAGCTTTACTGTCTACCAGCTTGTAGAGTTATCAGTAGGTGGGGAACCTTCATTCTTCAGAATATGTTTCTGGAAGCTAACTCTTTTGTATCTATTCTTAAATATATCAGGTATCCAATATGTCAACTGCCACTTAGTTTGTGGATTTAACCTTAGATGTTCCTTTAATGAATGTTGAAATATTCCTAACTGCATGTACCCATCATGAGTAATTAGATGGTCTCCACAATCAACAATAAAACGAGTAGTCACTTTAATTTTATAAGTAGAGAATAGGGGGGAGGAATTAACCTCCCCTATAGGCACCCAGCCTTCCGAAACTGGGTTCCTTAAACCGCCCCTCGGGTTTTACAACCGGAAGGTACCGATATTATTTAGCCTCGGGTAGGCTTCTTAAAATATGCAACCCCACGATATGTGAGCTTGATTTGTTTTGCAGCAGCCTTTTGAAGGCGAACCGCTTGCTTGACTTGAATGTCAGTCATGGGAATCTCCAATAGACCCTTGCCCCGTTCCATGCAAAAGGTAGAAAGCGTCCCAATAGGGATGAACGAACTACAGGAGATCTTGTGACCGAGACAATCGAGCCTCTACATCTGAGCGGAATGCTGGATCATTCTGATAACGAGGATCAGCAATATCCCTAGCTAACTCAGCATGTGAGCGGTAGCCAGCAGCTTTACCAGCAGCTCGCTTACCTGTTACCAATGGGGCTTCATAACCAACATTAGTCTTCCATCGATTCCCTAATGAATCAACAGCAAACCTAATAGCAGCTACATTACCTGTACTGGTTACAGTATTAAAATCAGAGATCTCATCAGGACTTAGATTATCTCTAGCCCAATCAAGCATCTCTGTATATGCTTCCTCTCCACCAACTGCATTCTTGATAGCGTTGATTTCAGATTGCTGGACAGTACCTGCACGAGTCTTGGTTGTATAAGCAAGATAGCTTTGGATTAGATCCTTGGGATCCATCTTGCCAAAATGCTCAATGGCTTCCTCAGGGAGTTCACCATTATCACCATAGGCTTTCTGAAGTTCAACCATATAGTCCGTGGTCTGTGTAACCACTTCTGATGGCTCTTCGTCAGACACCTCCTCAGGGGCCTCCTCGACCTCTTCAGGGGCCTCATCTGTCTCCTCAGGTGTATCCTGTCCTAGCTTCTTTTGAAGCTCGTTGTAAGCCTTTAGAAGATCATCTTGTGATTTAAACTTACCACCAATAAGAGCAGCTTCAGAATTCTCATCTTCAGTCTGCTCATATTTACGGGATTGATCTTCCTCTTGCATTTGAGCTAGCTTTTCGCCTTGCTCCAGTGCTGCGGTTTCAGCGGCCTGCTGTTCTTCAGATGGGCCGTCTTGGATTTCAAAGGTGGTTGTGGGCATTAGGTAGTTGTCGTAGTTACTTTTCCAAAGGTCGGACGAATCTTCTCTCGCTTGCCATACTTACTAGATGATGTTTGTGAAGTACCATCTACTAGCTTTCGTACAGCGTAGTCATTCTCTTTGGGTAGAGCTTCCTCAATATCAGTAGGAACCCAAGCTTCATTTAATCCTTCATCGCCTTTAAATTTGCCATCATCCTTGCGGGTTCGCTGGCGCTTCGGCTTGCTGTCCATTTTGTTGACCATTCATCATTTGTTGTGTCATAGCCTCACCCATTGGAGACTTAGCTAACTGTCCAGCCTGTCCCATCAGTTGCTGTTGCATCTGTTGTTCTTGTGACTTCTGTTTCTCCTGTGCCATCTGATCTTGTCCTTTAACCAGACCAAGTACAGAGATACCAGAAGAAGCAGCTAGACGTTTAATGTATTCCTCAGGATTGATATACTGCAAAGCAGCTTCAGGTCCCATCGATTGTGAAAGGGTAGCCATGAACTCAATCAATACCTGACGATCTTGACCACGCCCAATACCATTCAAGCCAGCTACCACTGTAGGTAGCACTAGACCTTTAGGTAGGGATGGGATGTTCTTTGATCGAGTAAGAATACTGAGCTTTCTCTGTAGATAAGGATTCAGTAGTTCAGCAGTGAGGTTGCCATAGATACCACCCAGTTGCTCATTAAGCTCCTGCTGTGTAGCTTGGACTTCACTTGCTGTAGTTCTTTCAGACTGTCGTACAGACAACACCAGGAACGCATCAGATAACCTCTGTGTAAGGCTATTGATCATCTCTTGTACTGTCTTAAAGTCTGCTGTCTTTCCAACCTGGATTACACCAACATCATCAGGACGACCTTGGATGATTGCACCATTACTGGCACGAGCCAAGCTTTGTGGTTTGGTAGTTGCAGAAGGAGATACAAGAAAGATTACCTTAGCCGCTGCTGCTGATCCTTCGACAAGCGATTTCATCAGCATCTCTAGACTAGATAGGTCTCCTATAAATTCTTCAACACGACCTCTACCATAACTCTCACCATCAACAACGTTGAAGCGAAGTGGTAACCAAGGGGATGTCTTTAGAGGGGATG